GCGTTCCTCCGTGGCGAGTTCGCGAATGCGGAGGGCGCGGCAAAGAGACTGGCCAAGATCCAGTCCCAACAGTTCGGCGGGTCGCTCGCCAACCTGGCCGCCTCGTTCGAGTTGCTCCGCGTCTCCGTCGGCGATCTCCTGCGCATTCTGGCGCCGGTGTTCAACGTCATGGCGGTGGGCCTCTCGAAACTCGCCGGGTGGCTGCTCAACGCTCCGGCGTGGATCAAGGCGCCGCTCGCGCTGTTCGCCGTGTTCGCGGTCGTCGCCGGGCTCCTGGCGGCCAAGTTTCTCCTCATCGGGCTGGCCTTCGGGTCGATCCAGAAGTCGGGACTCCTGGCCATCCCGGCCATCAAGGCGTTCTTCGCCTGGTTCAACATCGGCCTCACCGCGACGATGAAGCGTCTGGGACTCATCGTCCTCGGGCTCCTGGCGGTGTCGTTCGTGCTCGACAAGTTGGGCGTGTTCGACGCGCTCCTGGGCTCGGAGTACGGTGGCACCAAGTTCTCCGAGCAAGCGAAGGCCGACGAGGGACTCGCGAAGCAGACGACCGCCATGGCCAACGCGGGAGCCGGGTCGGACCAACTGGCCGCGCTCGTGTCCGGCGCTGTCGGCGGCAAGGGCGACGACTCGGAGGAACTTGGCGCGAGTCTCTCGGCCCTGACGGCGGCCCTGTCACGGAAGGGCCAGTCCGAGCGCGGCGGCGACACGTTCCTGCTGGACGGCCAGGTCCTCATCGAACGTATGAAGGCCCGCCACCAGATCGAGGACGAACGCCTGTTCCGGAAGCGGGCGAACCCGTAGCCCATGGCCAAGCGCCCGCGAGCGTCGCTGACGAACACCCAGACGAACGAGCGCCTGGAGTGCCAGTTCAACCCGGCGTCCTTCGTGGAGCGGATCGCGGCCGCGTACTCCCAGGACCAGATCCTCTTCGGCACGCGCCAGGTCACGCACTGGGGCGGCACGGCCTCGTCCGAGATCCCGCTCGAACTCTACTTCGCCATCACCGGCGTCCCCGCGATCGAGCAGGGCGTCCCGCCGGGCCGGTTCACCGAGAAGACCGAGGGCCTGGGCCGCGCGCCGCAGATCGCGGAGCAGTTCCTCAAGGCGTGCATGTACCCGGACCGGGAGCGCGGCTTCTCCGACCCGCCGGACGTCATTTTCGAGTGGCCCAACACGATCCGGATCTTCGTTCGGATCCTGTCGGTCGAGTTCGAGTACACGGACATCGACCAACGCTTCGGCCTGCCGAACACCTTGAAGGCCACGGTCATGCTGCGCGAGGTCCCGCGCGCCCGCATCCGGAGTGGCGAGGTCCGGACGAAGGGGTCGCGCCGGGCGGCGTTGGAGTCGACGGCACCCGAGATGTCGGCGTCGCGGACCGAGGCGCGGCGGTCCTTCCGGGACTCGGTCTCGACCTCGGAGTTCGGCGGGTAGCATGCCGACCCCCACGATCCGGTCGCGGCTCCTGAACCTCGACATCGTCATCGACGCCGGGGACCGAGAGATGTTCGAGATCCGCCACCCGTTGCGCCGGACCCGGTCGTCGGGCGTGCGTTCGTTCGTGCTGACCGAAGGCGTGTCCTTGCACCGCCTGGCGTTCCAGGTGTACGGCGACGCCCAGTTGTGGTGGGCGATCGCCGACTTCAACGACATCTTCGACCCGACGACGGAACTGGATCCCGGGCGCGAGATCCTCATCCCGCCGATCGAACTCGTCGAGTCGTACCTGTCGCCGGGGTTGCTCTAATGCCCGTCCCGGGCGCGGCCGGTCCCACCTTCCAACTCCAGACGTTCACCGAGAACGACGGCGCCGGGTCGTTGCGGCGCCGGAGCCTGGAAGAACTCGCCGACCGGATCATGGAGATCGAGATCCTCGACGCGGACCGCGGCAAGGACGAACTCGTCGTCACGCTCGACAACAAGGACCTGGAACTCCTCAAGAACACGGAAGTCTGGTTCGGTCGGGTCTGGCGCATCGCCGTCGGCTACCCCGGGCGGCTCTCGGCCTTCCGCGGCTTCCGCGTCCACCAACTTCGCGGGTACCGCGAGATGGAGTTGCGGGCCTACGGCGGCGAGCAGGAACTCGACACGATCGAGCGGTCGGAGGAGTGGACGATCGCGCGCGTCCGGGAGATCCTCGGCGCGGAGGCCCCAGCGTTCATCGGGACGGACCGCAAGGGCGTCCGTCGCAGCGACGTCGCCATCGCCATTGCGCGCCGGAACCACCTGACCGTCTTTGGCGCCGTGAGGCAGACGGTCGCGACGGGCCAGACGGTCCTGCTGACCGGCGTGCAGGAGACGATCGGCGAGTTCGAGAAGATCATGCAGACGAACGAGACCGACGCCGCGCTCCTCCAGCGCATGGCCGATGACGTCGGATTCGTGTGGTACGTCGACCCGCCCCTCCGACCCGAGGGCGGCGAGAACGTGTTCCAGTTCCACGAGCGCAACTTCCAGCAGGACCTCTCATACGAGTTCGATCTTCACGAGGAGATCCTGGTCGCCGAACCCGTGGTGGACTTCAACATCTACAACGTGCCCAACCAGTCGTTCTCGGAGGTGTACGCGGGCCTGGAAGGGACCGTGCAAAAGAAGTCTCTCCTGCGCGAAGAGGCAGAGGATCTCTGGCTTGGGTCGTCTCTCCCGATCGTCGAGTTGGAGCGGCGCCTGCCCTCGACGGCCCAGAAGCCCGAGCAGCAAGCGGAAGAGCAGGACGGGCCGTTCAAGCGGTTCCAGGAGAGCCTGCTCAAGATCCGACTCCGGATCGTCGGCGACCCGCTCGTGTACCCGAAGCGCCTGTGCCGCCTCAAGAACTTCATGCCGTTCCTCGACGGCGTGGTCTTCTACATCGAGAGCATCCGGTACTTCCTCCGTCCGGGCGAGTCGTTCGCGATGGAGTTGAATCTCCTCGGGAACGCCCTGTCGCTCGGCGGCAAGTCCCCGGCGACCGCGCGCGACTTCGCCAAGGAGTTGTACCGCCTGGAGGCCGCCACCGAGGTCTTCGTCAAGGGCGCGATCCGCGAGGCGCGGCGTCGCGAGGAGGCCAACCGGGTGCGGAGCGGGGACGCGGATCGCTTCGTGAAGGGCATGATCTCGCCGCCGATCAAGGGCGTCGGGTTCTTCGAGGGCCAGTCGGGGAACTAATGCGCGCGCGCGCGATCGACGGGGCGTGGTACGGGCTCTACATGGCCCGCGTGGTCGAGCACGTCACGTTCTCTGACGGCTCCGGGATCGGGGGCGTCCGGGTCTTGTGCCCCGTGCTGTACGGCGACGCGAAGTCCCCGACGTGTTTCCCGCTGGGCGGGGCGGGCGGCGGCGGGTTCTTCAATCCGAACGGCGTGGCGGTCAAGCGCGGCCTGTTCGCCGTGCCGCCCATCGGGTCGGACGTCGCGATCGGCCTCTACGGCGGCGACCCCAACTTACCGCTGTGCTTCCCCGGCTGGTGGCACAACCGGGGCACGATCGACAACCCCGACCTCGACACGCCGTCGTCCCCGAAACAGACCGTCCCGCAGGGATCCCCGTTGGCCGTGGTGTGGGAGACCGACAAGTGGCGGATCTTGATCGAGGACGGCGCGTCGCCCAAACTGCGCTTCGAGAAGAAAGGCAACGAGGACACCGCCGTTGAGATCGACGGGACCACCGAGGTTGTCGAGATCCAGAGCAAGCCCTCTGGCGGACAGACGGCGAAGGTCACGATCGACGGGGCGACCGGCACCGTCACCGTGGACGCGGACACGGAGATCAAGTTGGGCGCGTCCGCGATGGAGAAACTGGTGAAGGGGTCCACGTTCCTGACGTTCTTCAACGCGCACACCCACGGCGGCGTGACGGTCGGCGCCGGGGCCACCACCGGTCCCGTTGCGCCCATGCTGGACGCGACCCATCTGTCGCAACTCGCGAAGACGGAGTAACCGATGGCCGTCAACGCCAAGACGCAGTTGCTCGGGTCCGGCCCGGCCTACCCGCTCCGCGCCGCGTCGTCCGGCCTGCCGGACTTCGAGTTGGCGGAGGGCGTGGCCGCGGTCGAGTCGGCGTTCGGGTTCCTGCTCCGGACCGCACCCATGGACCTCGTCCACGACCCGGCCCTGGGCATCAACATGACGCGCCTCAAGCACCGGCACGTGGACGCCGACACCGAGCGGTCCGTGCGGGACTCCGTCGCGTCGTCGCTGTCGGACGGCGAGCCGCGGGTGCTGAACGTCGAGGCGGACATCACCCGGCGGCCCAGCGAGAATCGCCTCGACGTGCTGGTATCCTATGAGTTGATCCAGGCCCAGGTCCCGGAGAACCTGGTGCTGAACCCGCCCGAGACGCACGAAGACGCCCTGAACATCACGGAGTAGCGTGGCCACCCAACCGTCCAACATCCCGCTGCTGCCCGCGCCCCAGGACTACACGGCGGCCGACTTCGAGACGTGCCTCACGGCGCTCCAGCAGGCGGTGAACACCGCCTTCCCGAAGTGGACCGACTTCAACCGGGCGTCCGTCGGGAACGTCATCCTGCGCGCGTTCTGCACCATCCTCGACCTCCTGTCGAAGTACCAGAACGACCAGGCCCTGGAGAACTTCCTGGTCACCGTCCGGCGCCGCCGCAACATGATCGCGCTGGCGTCCGGCGTCGGCGTGGCCCTCAAGGGGATCAGCGCGGGGTCTGCCGACCTCACGTTCACGCTCGCCGCGGCGGGCGCGAACGACGTCGTCATCCCGGCGGGTACGCGGGTCTCGACCACGGGCGAGAACCCGATCGCGTTCTTCACCACCGCCGATCTCCGCATCACGGCGGGCAACACCGTGGGCACCGTGTCCGCGCGGGCGGCCGACCCGCAGTCCGAGACCCCGACGTCCGACGGCGCCGCCAACCAGACCAAGCGGCTCCAGTTCGCGCCCTTCGTCGACGGGTCCGACCTCGTGACCGTCGGGACCGACACGTGGCTCCGGGTGCCCACGTTCCTGTTCTCGACGCCGACGTCGAAGCACTACATGGTCCAGGTCGACGAGACCAACCGCGCCACCCTGTTCTTCGGGAACGGGATCAACGGCGCGGTGCCGCCGATCGGGCAGTACGGCGTGACGTACGAGACCGGCGGCGGGACCCGCACCAACGTCTCGATCGGCTCGATCACCGAACTGGCCGGGGTCATCTCCGACGTGCTGGGCAGCCCCGTGTCGATCACGGTCACGAACGCCGCGGCCTCGTCCGGCGGCTCGGACCGTGAGACGGTGGAGCAGGCCCGGCGCCGGATCCCGGGGCAGTTGCGCGCACTGACTCGCACCGTGGCCCGCGAGGACTTCGAGTTGAACGCCTTGGCCGTGCCCGGGGTCGCCCGCGCCATGATGCTCACCAAGGACGAGGACCCGGCCGTGGGCGACAACGAGGGCGAACTGGTCATCATCCCGACCGGCGGCGGCCTGCCGTCCACCACCCTCAAGGACCAGGTGCTCGTCCAGGTCACCGAGACGTTCCCGACCATGATTACGTTCGGGGTGTCGGTCGTGGACCCGGCGTACGAGACGATCAACATCACCGCCCAGGTGAAGGTGAAGAACGGGTTCACGCTGGCCCAGGTCACCGCGAACATCAATGCCGCGCTGGACGCGTACTTCGATCTGCTCGACGCCGAGGGGTCCCCCAACACCCGTGTCGACTTCGGGGCGAACCTCGTCGACAACCTGATCCCGTTCTCCGATCTCCTGGCCGTGGTCGGGGGCGCGGCCGGGGTGTCTCGCGTGGAGGAGGACACGTTCGTCCCGGCCAACGACGTCGTGCTTGGTCTCCGGGAGTTCCCGGAGAAGGGCACCGTCACGATCACCGCGCTGTAGGAGGTTCCCGATGCCCGCGACCAAGGCGAACGTCGTCGTCTCGACGGCCCAGAGCATCCTCTCGGGGGCCAGCGTCCAGACCGCGTGGGTGCCGATCCTCGACGACTACGAGGCGCACTGGCACATCAAGATCAACAACCACGCGACCCTGTTCCTCGGGAAGCCGGTGGTCATCCAGGTCGAGATTTCGCCCGACCAGGTGGCGGGCAGCCAGATCCCGCTCGACTGCCGCCTCGTCGGCAAGCAGCCCGCCGCGGAGGTGTCGCGGTTCGAGGTGCGGGTCCCGCTCGGGGTCCGCAACACCCGCCTGAACATCACCGGTGGCGACCAGAACTGCACGATCGACGCGGTCCTGACGGTGGTCGAAGGGGTCTAAGTGGGCGCGTGCGCGGCCGACCGCCGGGCGACGGGCGTGCGGTGCAAGCCGCCGTCCGTCCTCGGCACCCCGATCCTGGCCGTCGCCACCCCGTCCGAACCGGACTCGGACGTCCCGTTCGACGACTGCTCCCGCGAGGCGCTCCGCACGTTCCGGCTCCGGGACCTGTTCCCGCCCCGCGTCATCGGCGAGGACGAGGACCGCCCGGACTCGCTCCTCGTGCCGCTCCTGAACGCGCTCGACCCGGAGATGCTGGCGGCCTTCGCGCGGGTCGACTGCTTCCCGACCATCCTGGACCCGCTCCGCGCGCCCAACCGGTTCCTCGACCTCCTGCTCGCCCACCTGGGCAACCCGTTCATCCTGGAGGAGGGCCTGGCCAACATCGAGAAGCGCCGCCTGGCGCTCTCGCTCTTCGGGATCTACGCGCTCAAGGGCACGTGCAAGGGGATGATCGCCGCGATCCGCCTCCTGTTCGGCGTCGAGGTCACGTACTGCATCCAGACCACCGTGGACTGCTGGGACCTCGGGTACGACAAGTTGGGCACCGAGACCATCCTGTGCGGGTCGACGGCCCAGGAGCGCCGGTCGTTCTCGCTCATGGTCGACCGGAACCTGAGCCAGAAGCAGATCGCGCAGATGACCAACGTGGTCGTGTACATGAAGCCCGCCAACACGTTCTTCATCGAGTTCGTGATGCCCAACAACCCGCGGTTCATCGACCACTGGGCGCTGGGCTTCTCGGATCTCGGGCAGAACACGGACTTGCACGCGTGAGGCGTGCGGCTAGGATGTAGCCCCGATGGCCGACCGGCGGAACTACTTCTTCGGTCAGCGCGTCTCCGAGTCCGAACTCGACGCGGGCTTCAACACGTTGGAGCAGGCGGAGTTCGCCCTCAAGGTCGACGCGTTCGCCGGGACCGGGTTCCTCATGTCGGCCTGCACGGTGGCCCAGGACGCGCCGCCGTCCACGAGTGTCTCGGTCGGCGTGGCCCTGGGCTGGGACAAGTTGGGCGAACGGGTCGAGCGTCCGGCGGCGGGCCTGTTCGCGTTCGCGGGCGACTCCGATCCGGTGAACCCCCGCATCGCGCGGCTGTACGTCAAGTTCGCCCGAGCCGAGTCGGACGGGCGGGTCGACGACAACGCCATCGCGGTCAACTTCGTCCGGGACGAGTCGTTCGTCCTGGAGCGCGATCTCGGCACCCCGGCGGGCGTGCCGGTCGCCCCCGCGCTCCGCACCGACGAGTCGATCCTCCTGGCCAACATCACGATCCCGGCGGCCGCGGGCGTCATCGGCACGGCGCAGATCGACGCGACGGTCCAGAACCGGAACTCGTCCTTCCCGATCCGGCGCATCCAGTCGGTCACCGACGGCCTCTCCGACGCCTTCCTCGCGGCCGCGGGCGCGTCCCCGGCGCCATCCACCGCCAACCGCGTCGCCGTCCTGTCGGACGTCGCGGGCCAAGTCCTGGGGTTCATGGGCCAGAACAAGATCGTGACGACCGCGGCGCTCTCGATCGACATCGAGCGCCTCGACGCCGTGGACGGCACGGGGGCGAAGTTCATTCGCCTCCGAAACGAGCCGATCACCCTGACCGGCGGCGCGGCGGCCGTGAACAACAAGGACTACGGCGGCCCGATCTCCAACACGTTCCACTACGTCTACGCCCTCGCCGACTCGACCGGCGCCAATCCGGACACGGCCATCGCCTCCCTGAACGCCGGTCCTGGCTTCGGCGGCGGCGGCCCCACGATCATCCCGCTCGGGTACGACCTGTTCCGGTTGATCGGGGTCTTCCAGGTCGTCGGCGGGGCGATCCTGCCCTTCCGTCAGATCAACGGCGAAGCGCTGTACGACGACACCGACTTCACGGCGGCCTTCCCTTTCGGCGTCGACCCGCACGTCGGCGCCGCGCCGACGGGATTCGTCACGCTGTCGCTGGCGGCCTTCGTGCCCGTGATCGCCGAGCGCGTCATCATCGGGGTCCGCGAGGCGAACATCGGCGCGCAGAACTACGGCCTGGAGTTCCGGTCCCGTGGCGGCCCGGCCCTCGTCGGGAAGACCATCGCCTTCTACGATGGTTCGTCGGCCGCCGCCGGGGTCGGCACGGACTACGAGTTCCGCCTCCACGTGGACATCACCCAACTCATCGACTGGCAGCGCGTTCTGGGCGGCTCGCAAAACGTCGAGGTCGTGGTCCGCGGGTTCATCCCGGACTTGCACTACGACACGTAACCCAAGGAGGACCCCATGGCCTTCAACGTCGCCGGAGAAGCAAGCCTCACGACCAACGAGACCGTCCCGGTCGCGGTGTCGAAGATCATCTCGGCCCTCGGCCTGAGCGCGAAGGTCCTGGTGGACGAGTCGCTCGGCCCGGCGCCCGCGACGTTCGATCTGGCGCCGCACGTGGCCTCGATCGCCGCGCCGAAGTTGGCGCTGCTCGTGTGCGACGGGGACGGCGCGAAGATCAAGTTGGACGGCGCCGCGGCCTTCTCGGCCAAGGCGTACAAGGTCGTCCTGCTGGAACTGGCGGCCACGCCGTCCGGCGTCCTGGACCTCGAACTCGACCTCCAGGGCGTCGCCGCCCAGCGGGTCCAGTTCTTCGTGCTGGGGGACTAGGTGCGCCACCAGTTCAACCTGCTCGCCCTGCTCGCGGTGTTCCTGGCCCTGCCAGGGTGCACCTGGTTCTCGACCTCGGTCAACCAGGACTTCGTCGGCGCGTCGAAGCAGTACGCCGACGTGGTGTTCCCGGAGTACGAGCGGTACGTGGACGGCGACCCGGCGCTGGACGCGGACACGAAGACCATCCGCAAGGACACGGTGAAAGCCTGGCGCCGTCTCATCGACGACGCCGCCAAGGAGTAGGCCATGCCCGACGCGTACGACGACATGAAGCGCTCGGCGCTCTCCGCGCTGGCGGACTCCCGTGGCCTCGACGCCGCCGGGACGAAGGCCGAGTTGATCGACCGCCTGCGTGAGCAGGACGCGTCGGTCCCGGCCGCGCCCCCCGCCACGGCGGCCAAGGCCGACGCCGTGGCCGACGAGGCCGCGGACGCGGTCGCCGCCGGGGACGCGGAGCCGTCGGTCCCGGCGCCGTCGCCGAAGGAGAGCGGGGCGTGGGACGACCTCGGCGCGAGCCTCTACCAGACGCTCCGCGAGGAGGCCAAGGACGTGTGGAACGCCGGGGCCGAGGACCGCGAGTGGCTCCGGTCCATCGCCCAGCGGATCGCGAAGGAGAAGTACCTCGCGGCCCGGGGCGAGTCGAACTCCGTCCGCCAGGCGCACGCCACGAACCTCCTGCACCTGGAGGCCCAACTCCGGGGCGAGATCGTCCGGAAGCGGATGGCGTTCACGGCGGCGGGGTCCGTGGTGTTCGAGAAGATCCTGGTCACCGTCCTCAAGACGGTGGCGAGCGCGCTCCTCGGCGCGCTACTCTGACCTCGGTCGCAGGAGGGCATCCCCATGACGGCGTTCGTGAAGTCCCTGCTCACGTCGAAGAAGTGGGTCACGGCCATGGCCGGGATCCTGGCGGACACCGTCGTCCTGGTCGCCCCCGCCTCCGTCGTCGCCCCAGAACTCCGGGCCAACCTGCTCCTCGTGATCTCGGGCCTCGTCGGCGCGTACCTGGTCAGCCAGGGGTTCGCCGACTTCGGCAAGGAGTCGGAGAAGATCCGCGACTCCCGTGAGCGCGGGGATCATCCGAGGCCCGGTGGCGGACAGTCCTAGCCCGGTCGCGCCGGTCGACGCCGGGCCGCCCCAGCGGCCGTGGTGGCGGTCCCGGAAGATCCTGTGCGTGTGGGTGGCGTCGAGCCTCCCAGTCGCGAACCACCTCGGCGGGTTCGGGATGTCGTTCGAGACCGTGTGCCAGGCGATGGCGCCGTGGATGGCCTGGGCGGGCGGGGAGCAGGGCGCGGACTGGCTCAAGATGTTCTTCCGGGGGCGGAGCGGTGCGCGGTAGCCGATGCCGAGTCCCCTGCTGCTGGCACAGATCGACGACGCGGTCGGCATCGCCACGCGGGAGTGGACGATCGCGGGCTTCGCGATCTTCGTGTGGCTCGTCACGTGCGGGTTCTTCGTGTGGCTCCTCAAGCGGAAGGACGTCATCGTCGAGAGCCTGGCGCTCCAACTCCGAGAGCAGAGCGAGTCGTGGCGCGCCGACCTCCAGCAGCAGATCCTGGACCGTGGCGAGGACGCCAAGCGCGTCGAGGGCGCTCTGCACACGGCGGCCGCGGCCGTCTCGTCCTTGCAGAAGTCCGTCGACAACATGGAGCGGACCGTGGAGTCGCTGAGGCCCTAGCCAAGGAGGACGTCGGGTGAACCTCCAGAAGTTGAAGGACCTCTTGAAGCGCCGGTTGCCCAAGACGGCCGCCGCCGACATCGCCGCCGTCGAGAAGGTGGTGGAGGGCGGCGAGGCGGAACGCCGGGAGTCGACGCGCCAGATCCGCGAGCGCCGGGCGGCCACCGACACTGTCCTGGGCGAGATCGCGTCCGCGACCCGGGTGCCAGGCCCCGCGCCCGAGAAGAACGGGCACGTGAAGAGGTAGCGATCCGCGTGCTGACGGTCAAGGAAATGCTTGAGCCGATGGCCCGGGTCCGCCGGGTCTGGCGCAACCAACTGACGCCGCTCGGCACGGTCCCCCCGCCCGCCAGGCTCCCGAAGATCGTGCGGAGGCCGAGCGGGAATCCGGCGGCCCGGTGGCTCCACCGGCGCGGGTGGTGGTCGCTGCGGCAGATGGCCCTGGTGTTCAAGGTGTCCCGGGACTCGCTGCGTGACCGCCTGCGCCGCGGCGAGGTCCGGTACATCCAGGTCGGCGGGGTCTGCCGACTCGTGCCGCCGGAAGAGGTCTACCGCCTCTTCCTGCTGCTCGCGGACACCGCTACCATCGCCGCGTGGCGCGCGGCGGGTGGCCCGATCCTGGCGCGCCCGAACTCGCAGAAGCCCTGGGGGCCGCCGGTGGGGGAGGGGTACAGACGCGTGAAGATGGGTCGCCCGGAGTTCGAGGTCGTGATCTACTCGCGCGGGTTCACGCTGGCCTCCCTGGCCAGGGCGTCCGGCCTGTCGGTCAAGGGCATCTACCGTTGCCGCTGGAAGACGTGGAAGGTCGGCCCGCAGCAGGAGACCATCGAGGCGCTCTCCAGGACGCTCCAGTTGCCCCAGACCGAGATCCGACGGCTCCTGGCCATCACGCCACGCCAAGTGAACGACCCCGTGCTGCTCCGGTAGCCGCGGGGATTGGCGCGGTGGTAACCCTTTGTTCGGGTTCGGATACCCGGTATACGCCCCGTCGACCGGAGGCGTCGGGTGCTCGGGCGCAACACTTGGTCCGCGCGAGTGTTATGTATGTCCCGGTTGCGGTACAATCCGGCACGCGGGGTGCGTATACGATTCCGTGCGCGCGGATTGGCGCGCCAGGCAGTCGCGGGCGGCCCGTGCGGGCCGACGCGACCCCCGAGCGGACCTGGCGACGCCCACGCACGCGCAGGAGTGACTCGTGACCACGCCGACGAACTGCCCGCCCCAGGACGCCACCGTGAAGGCCGTGGGGGCCGTGGTGTGGTGGAGCGTGCCCAACACGTTCTCCGTCGCCAAGTTCACCTTCACCGGCGCGGCGGTGCGCGCCGGGGTCGACAAGATCCCGTCGCTGACCGTCGCCGGATCCCTGTCCCGCCTCGTGCGCGAGCACGCGAAGCGGGAGTCGGGCGGGCGCACGGTCGCGACCGACCAGCGGCACCTCGCCCGGCCGGTCCGCGTGGGCGGCCACGCCACGTACGCCCTCGTGAAGGAGCGGGTGGTCGGGTCCGAGATCACGGCCGACGCCCACGTGACCCACGAGGAGATCGGGAGCGCGGGGGTCGACGCGGCGGGCACGATCATCGTGAAGAACATGCCGTTCACGGCCGACGACGTCACGGGGCAGCAGTCGGTGTTCGGGGCGGTCGAGGCCCGGCGGTACCTCCTCCAGGCCGCGAAGCGGGCGTGCGGCGTGACCCTCCGGTCGATGGGCGGGTGCTACTTCGTCCCGTCGTCGAAGGTCGAGCAGTTCCGGCGCGAGGCGGAGATCGTGGAGCCGCACGGCGCGTCGGTGTTCCAGATCCGCGTCCCGGACATGAAGGAGGAGCGCGAGCAGTTGGCGTCGATCGTCACCGACGAGTACCGCAAGGCGCTCGACGAACTCAAGGCCGCCGCGGCCGATCCGGGGTGCGGCGCCCGCAAGATGACCGGCCTCGCGGCCCAGGCCCGCGCCATCGGGGACGACCTCCGGGCGCACGCGACCGCGCTCCGCATGGAGTTCGGCGGGCTGCTCGACGAGGTCGCCCAGGCGGAGGGGTCGTTCGCCGCCAGGGAGGCCGTGACCGCGTGATCGTCGGACTGATCCCCAAGATCGCGGGGATGGAAGCAGCGGAAGAGGTGCGCGGGCCGTGGCGACCGCGCGCCTCGGCCGCCGGGGTGGACCGCTGCGTCCGAGCCGACGTGTACCACGCGGCGGGCGCCAAGCCCGCGCCGCTCCCCGGCCGCGCCGCGCTCGTGTTCGACGACGGCGAGTGGGCAGAGGAACTGACCCTCGACTGGCTCCGCAAGACGGTCTACCGGGTCCACTCGGCCCAGATGCCGGTGGACTGCGTCCACGTTCCCGGCCTGCACGCGGGGTACTCGTGCGGGCGCAAAGGGTGTGGCCGGACCGTGGCTCCGGGCGAGGTCCATGGGCACATCGACGCGATCCTCACGGACCCGGTCACGGGCAAGGACCTCTTGCTGGAGCACAAGGCGTACAACCCGTTCACGTGGCAGCGGTGGGCGACGGGCAAGGAAGTCCCGTGGGACATCGTGATCCAGGCCGCGCTCTACGTGCACGGCGTCCGGCGCGCGGGCGGCAACCCCGACGGCGCCCTGGTGGTCGTGAAGAACAAGGCGACCGCCGCGTTCCTCGAACTGTCGATCGGGGTGCCCGACGCCTTCGACGGCGACATCGCCGTCCTGGCCGGGTGCTTCACCGAAGGCGAACAGGAGACGCCGATCCCGGGCCTGCCCGTCACGGCGCCACGCCTCCTGGCGCGGTCCGTCGAGCGGCTCCTCCAGATCCGCGATGCCGCCGCCGCCAAGGTCCTGCCGCCCCGCCCGTTCGATCTCTCGGACTGGCGGTGCTCGTACTGCGCGTTCGCGTCGACGTGCTGGGAGAACTACCAGGGCGAGGTCGCCAAGTCGACGGGCAACGTCGCGGTCTTCCGCGACCCCGCCGACGTCGAACTCGTCCTCAAGGCCATGAACGCCGTCCAGGCCCTCAAGGTCGCCGAGGCGGAGGCCAAGTCCACGAAGTCCGCCGTCGCGGCCCGAATGCGCGCGCTCGGCGCCCGCGCGGGCGTGCTGCACCCCAACGGCCTCATGCCGATCGACGTGCGCCTGGATCTCCGGAAGCGGGAGTCCGTCGACCCCGACTTGCTGCCGCCCGACGTTCGGGCCGCGGCCACCGTGAAGACCGAGTACGAAACCGTGACCGTGCGGCCCCGCCGCGCGCGTGAGGAGGAGTGATGCAGAAGTTCACCGAGATCGAGGGCGTGACCGACGTCCGGCGCCTGCCGCGCCTGGGCAAGGTCCGCCTGGGCATGAAGATCAA